CTTGTTCGACTTTTTCAGTCATTTCTGTTGTAGTTGTAGACATTGTTTTATCCTTTGTCTGGGGCTAACGGTAGCTTTTTAGGGCGTTAGGTAGCCAGTTAATGTAGGCATTAAGGTTGCCTACTGACCATTATTCATAATCACCAGAATCTTCAGATCTTGTGTCCGCAGTATCTGGATCTGGACCACCTAATCCGTCGCTTTCGCCTAATGACCCTCCGATACTCTCAGATCCTAATTCTCCTCTATCTACAGCGTCTGCAATTTCATCTAAGTCTTCTTGGCGCTGTGTTTTTGCTTCCTCTGCGGTCATACCAAACTGATCTTGATAGTCTTTTTCTGAACCAATTGAACTTTGTGCTATGGCTTTTTCTTCACGTTTAGGATCATCTATTATGCCCTTAATATCTCGTGCAAATCTTTCATCATCATATTTGCTTAAAACACCTTCTAATCCTGTGTTTTTGTATTGATCAAGATCAATGTTATACTTATCAGCAATGTTTTCAATCGCTTTAGTTCTTCCTAAATGTGTCTGAACCCCAGCGTAGATACCGGCTGTTATGTTAGCTGTTGGTTTGCCTGTCATAAAGGGGTCTTTTGCTGTCAGTTTAGCAAAGTCGGCATCTAGTGTGGCTAATGTAGTATTAATATCTTTGTCCTTAGCCATTTGCGCTTCACGCTCAGCTTCTCTAGCTCTGTCATCTACACCTTCTCCACCCCTTTGCACTTCAGGCGCTTGAATAACTGGTTTAGCTTGTGCCGCTTCTGTCGGGTTGTACACCCTAAATCCTTGAGGGATATTTTGCTGGGGCTTACCATTCATAAAGCGAATAGTAATAAGTTCTCCATTAGGTCCAATGTACTGTCGATCTTCTACGGCGGGCGCTCCAGATACCGCTCCTTGAGCAGGCTGTTGAATCATCTGACCGTATTGCGGATACTGAATAGGTTGCTGTGGAGGGGTAGGAGGCATGTAACCATAGCTAAATTGTTGGGGTGGCATCTGGCCGCCGGGAATTAATGCGCCTGCCTGAGCTTTTACCACACCGCCCATGGCGAATTGCATACTCTCCGGACTGTTAGGATCAAACTCATCAATCAATGCATCAATGTCAACATCCATTTCTTCAGTGTCGTCCATTGTCGCTTCTTCAGAGTTGCCCATCTGGCCCATAGCTTCCATTTGAGCCAAGCCTTTCTTAGCTTTATTACGAAGCTCCATAAGATTTTCAAGACCAATGTACCTAGTGACATCTGCAGGAAATACAAACTCACCTTCACTCAATTGGGCTGGAATGTCATCACGAACTTCTTTCTGGGTAGATCCTACTGGAACATCATTGCCTGATACTGGATCAACAGTGCCTCCTTCATCTTTAAGGCCGCCCTCCTCAAACAACTTCATTTGCTCTTCAGTTTTTTTGCTACGTCTAGCCATTAGCTAAAGCCTCGTCCCTTAAATATTTGAGAGTGCGCAATATTTGTATTGCACCCTGCGCTTGATGAATGGATACTATGTTATCTGATTGCTCTAGTTTCTTGTGCTGTTCAGATATGATAATGTCTAAATATTCGCAATACGCTTCCCACTGCTTAGTATTACTGCAGAGGGGCTTGAGCTTGCTGACCACCTTCTGGCGATGCTGGCTGTCCACCTTGATCATTTCCTGTAAATCCTTGTTCTCCCGGTACAGGAGCCTGTCCTACACCGATGTTCCCATTGCCCGCTCCACTAGGGTCTTGTACTCCGGGTGGTCCACCTGCTGGCTGTGGAGGTGCTGGAGGAGCGTTCTGTTGCATTAACTTCTGCTGTAGCGCCGCCTCTTCAAAACTATTTGTTACCTTGTCAGGATCAAGATCCATCGACTTGGCAATCTCACGCACAATGTATGGGAACTTAGCAAATGGAGCAAGTGTTGGGTTGGACGCAACTTGCATGAACTGCATGAGCCTTTGACTACGGACTTCATTTGCCATCAATGACTCTGTACCACGAGCCTTAACTTCTAGGTCACCTTTAATGTCAGGATCAAAATCAAATTGCATATTGAATGAAAACATGGCTTTGCCTAGTGGCGACAACAGATAATCATCTACATTCTTAATGACTGTTTTAACACCGCCAGCCGCCGCATTCATCAGCATGGAAATACCAGACGCGGTACGGCCTACGCCAGTAACACCAGTCTGTCCATGGGCAAATGAGGGGAAGCCTGTTGACTCATCCGCTAAAACACGGGCTTTGTCAAACAATTGCATATTTTCGCCAGATACATTCGGGAATTTAGTACCGAAGATTGCCTGTCCCGGTGCGCCGCCTTGACGGCGGAAGACCTTGCCCGGATAAACGGACAAGTCCTGCCCCGGTACGAGATTTGTTTCGTCAATCTCTATGAGCAAGTTACCTGACAATACAGCATTGTCTACAGCCATACGCATGAATCCATTCATCAAAGTTTGTGTATCGTCCATGTTTTCAGCGATACCTACTCCGAAGAACGAGTAAGGGTTTAACTCGTACGGAACTGCATAGTATGGGATGTGAGCAGGCTTAAACGGATTAAGTACCGCACGCAAAATGCGTCCGTTGCAGTACCAAATGTTTGCTTGAACTTCATCAAGTTCTCCAAACTCTTCTGGGATATCTACATCCGCTAACTCTAAGATCTCACGATCTATCATACCCCAGTATTCAAGAACCTCAAATCTTTCAATGTCATAATCTGTTTGATAATCGCGTAGATCATCTTCCCAGTATTTTTTGACGTATCCTTCACCCATGTCAATGACATCATCGACAACATTAGCGCGGAAGAATGGACGTTTTTTAAGTGATCTCAACTGTGTACGAGACATCTTGTGACGCTCGACTACATACTGAGCTTCATCCATATTGGCCGCATCTGGGTCAGGATAGAAGTTCCAAACGGAAACATGGGATGTCGAGGGAACCGTTTTGATTGTTGGATTGTATTCCCCTTCCTCATCCCAATTCGGGTACTCTTTATCAACGGCAAATGGGCCTTTCATAACCCCTGTTCCAAAGAGCGCCATTTCAAAAGCTGTGGAGCGTAGTTGCTTCGATGCATGGGCTTCTTCAAGCTGATCCATGATCTTCTTTTCCATACGCTTGGCCGCAACCATTGCTGGCTCAAAAGTAATCTGTGTTGCTGTGGTTCCGTAACCCGGCTGAAGATTATCTACGTCTTGTAGTTTCTTCTGCAGGGAGCCAAGTCGCATTTCCCGCAACGTATCAGCGGTAGCTCCTGCTGGAAACTCTTCCCCGTCTCCTTCAAACCCGTAAACAGATCCCTCTTGAACAGGTGGCCCGCCTTGTGGGCTTGGTTGCATATCGAAATGAACAGCTTCCGATATACCTTCCGGTAACCGTGTCGGTTCGACAGAGATTGGAAATTTCTGATTAGCAAACAGGACGTCAATAATTTGACCATACGCCGCTAACGTCTTAGTCTTTGTTACCTTAATGAATACACGAGACTTTTCAGCTTCAGTGAATTGAACATCTGGCCCGTACAAACCGCGATAGTTGCGATACGATTGTAACCAGCGTTCTTCATCTTGACGACGAGTGTCTTCAGCTTTTCTGTAACGCTCTAATACAAAACGAACAAGTGTCTGCAACTCAGATGGCTCAGCCTCTCGTTGTTCTGCTGTGTCTTCTAGAGCTAACTGCGCGTCACTGCTCTCAACATCAAAGATGTCATCTTCTTCCATATTTAATACCCAAATTTGCTATCTGCTGGCATAAAGGATGATGGCCTAGACGAAGCTGGATCATAATCCCAAATTGAGAAACGAGGTCTGGACATGATACCGTAACGCAATGCGTCATATAAGTGATCTTCAGACTTCGTGTCAATATCCTCTGGATTCTTTTTATCCAAAGGAATAACTGGTAATTGTGCAATTAAATTAGTGCAAGTGTTGAAGAATACTAGTCTAGGTTCTTCCGTAAAATCATCTACCTGTAATCTTCTGTGTACTTCATTTTTACCTGAAACACGCGATCCTGCAGACCTGTCTGATGGCTTCCATCGACATCCTTTCATGATCATCTGCTCAGCTAGGCTTGGCCCAGTGTCACCTCTTTTGTGCCAACAGGAACTATCTAGCACCCCGTATTTGATGTTGCCGTCATTTTCTTCAAGCTCAAGAACCATATCAGCGAGATCAGTTGCCAAAACTTTACTAACATACAACTCACGATATACAATAAGCTGTTCATCAGGAGAACAGGCAATCCAAACAACAGCAGAATAGGAGCCATCACCGTAATCGCAAGCACGGAATTTAACCCAATTACGAGGTATGTCAAACGGCTCAATAACATGTACTTGTCTATTGAATTCAGGAAACGCCGCCCCTTCTGCAACATCCCAATTACCCTCTAATAACTGTTTACGTTGATGCTCAGGTAAAGACAAGAGCATTGCTTCATAGTCTCCCTGATCATACAGATGAGGGTTATCAACTAGCATTGCAGGAATAAACCTGCGTTTAAATAATGGTTCACCGGCCCGTGAGTGATTCTTAGGATACCTTAAAGTCACTCCAGTTTCAATATCTGTTGCATGAAAAGCCTTACCGTGTGGAGCAGGATCAATGAACATCTTTTTGACCCATGCGTGACCCGGACCTCCGGGGTTTGTTGTCGCTCTCATATATGTAGGCAAATCAGGTGCGGTACTACGCAAACGAGATCTCATGTAGTCCCATGCAAATGGCGTGTGCCACTGTGTCAATTCGTCAAATCCAATCCAGCTAAAAGCCTGTCCTTGGTATCTTAACACATCGTCGTCTCGATCTAGATAGGAGAACCACAACCTTGCGCCTGAAGGGGCAGTCCACTGCATCTTTCTTTCTGACCACTTGATCCCCGGCCAGATCTTTGGATACATCTCCTGAGACTTCCATACAAGCTCTCTAAGCTCCTCATTTGTGTGTCGCAATAGCAACCCACTAAAGGATGGGTGCCCCATGAACCTGAGAGGATCTGCGAGCATTGCGTATGACTTACCGCCACCTGCGGCACCGCCGTATAATACTTCTCGTTCACCTGCCGCTAAGAACTCCGTTTGGGGGCCAGCGTTAGGTTTAAATATGACGTTGTGTTCTTCCGGACGTATTGGCTCAAATTCAGGCTCTTCGTGTATGTCCTCACGAACCTCGATCTTCGGCTTCTGGGGAGTCTTCCTTGATCCTCGACTTCCTTGCGCCAAGCCTTGACCTTTCGTACTTTTCCGCCTTGGAGATCGCCGTTTCGTACCTTCTGGCCCATTCGCGGAGAGTAGCACTTCGTCTTTTGTGGGATTGCTCACTATCTATTCGCTTCTTTAAACCCATATGCGAAATACTTCTACCTGTTTGCTTTGTTAGCCAATTCGCTACTTCGCGGTAGCTATATTGGATCAGGTATTCTTTCGCTTTTTCTAACGCCCTTAATTCACGAGGAATTGGATTTAGCATGTCTGGATCTTCTGGGTGTTCTTCATATCCAAACGGCACAGTTCTAGCAATTCGTGGAATCGGTAGAAAATCATCATCCTCGATAACATCTTCCGGTTGTGCCAGTATCCACTTATTTTTACTCGTCGTCATCCTCAGTACGTTTCGGTGGAAGTAGCATCACACCGCCTGTTGATTCAATTTGTACCTTCTCAGACTTGATAATTCCGATGCGGTCCATTACTTCTTTAGCGGCCTGCATCTTTTCTTTGATTCCTAATTCCGTAGGATCGTGTAACGCACCAACCATAGCCATGGCCGCACGAGGGCCATTTTGGGCGAGGTACATGTTGGTACGTTCTAAAATTTCATCTTTCAGAGCACCTACAATTTGAGCAGTGTGCTGTGACTCTGAGTAACCTGCTAACTTTTTAGCTTGCACAACATTTCCACGCGCTTCTTCAAAAAGAACGTCGAGGAACTTCTGTTGTTTTTCTGTTAGCTGACGAGCCATTTCATGTTACCTTTCTATACTGTTTTACTTTTTGCGCAACCTTTCTAGGCTGTGCAACAAACTGTGCGCCCTTTTTCTTGCCCTTCCGCTTGGCTTTCGTAGTAGCGGCATACTCGCTGGCCGAAAGAGCCTTGATAGCTTTCTCCGGTAGATAACGCTCCCCAGTAGCTTTCGGGCCTTGAGTAGAGGGCTTTCCACTCTTGGTACGCCACTTTTGCTTTGTCCAAGCTTTCAGACTGCGTTGTGGTGCTTTCACGATTTGTATCCACCACCTTTTTGTTTGTAGAGGAGTGCGACACGTTGTGCTTTTCTAGCAGACCACTGGCCGGGTGCACCACCTTTTCCACCGGCCTTAACTTGTTCAAATATTCGTTTACGTAGTCCCGGCTGGGTGTAATTACCTGATGCATTGACTGTGCTTCCGCCCTTTGACATGTTCACTGCGTTATATGGTCCACTGTCAGCCATACCGCCACCCATCATATGCTTCTTGATTTCTTTGGGTGACTTACCCGCCTTCTTCATTGAGATTGCAACAGCGGCTTGTTGAGCTTTAGATTTGTATGGCATTATCCACCTACAGGTAAAAAGAATTCTTCAACTGTGATCATAGCATCTACATGAATAGTGCCACTGCCAGTTGCAGTTACCGTAATAGTATCACTGGGTTCAAGTACAATGAAGCCTTCGTCAAACTGAATAAAATCTCCAGAAGCCATATTTTTACTTCCCAGTATGTGCATGTGGGATGCATTAGCTTGGCCTGTGCCATTGTCCGTCACTGTATCGTTACGATTAAACTCAACATCTACCGTAGCATTACCAGAACTCACATTACTAATGTATAGAAGCTCCACCATTCCCCTACAATTTGAGGGACATGTATATAGTGTTTCTTCAGTACCAGTAGTATCTGCCTGCACATTAACAGTACGGAATCGTGAGTTCTTATTAGTGTTGATGCTCATTGTTTACTTCTTGCGGCTAAGGTGATCTACAACATTACCGCCTGTAGCGTAGTTGTGTTGGTATGTCTTACCGCCTTTACCTTTTGCCATGCCGCCATCCATCATACCGGGTCTATCTTTCTTGGCTTCCATTTCCGCTAAGCCTTTTTGGATAATACGGGACTTTAGCTCTTGCTCGTTTTTAGCACCATACTTATCTAATAGCTCTTGTGTAGCTAAACCCATATCAGCTTCAGTGAACTCACGTTCATATTGCTCAGGTAAATCCGGCTTTTCGGATGGGGCACCCATATACTTTTTCATGCTTGGCATTATGTTCTACTCTTTCCATTAGGTTTCATTGAAGCACCGCAGTTAGCGTATCCACCATTGCGTAGTTTAAGCGTACGGCCTGCGTAGATCTTATCAGGATTTTTAATGTTGTTCTTTTTAGCAAGTGCTTTGACTGAAGTGCCTTTAGCCTGAGCAATCTCAGAAAGCGTATCACCCTTCTTGATTTTGTATGTACGATTCTTATCTGCTGTATTCGCTTTCGTGGCGGCATCTACACGCTTCTTATCTTTCTCTAGCTTACTGCGCTCAGCGTCAGCTTTACGAGCTTTGGTAGCGGCATCTACACGCCTCTTGTCTTTTTCTTTTGCTTTGCGCTCAGCATCCATCTTCTTCACAAACTCGTCGCGACGACCTGCTGGTACAACGTCTGAACCTGCACCTACTTCACTCGCTGTCAATGCCGCGCCAATACCAGTCATTCCTTTGGCTATCTTACCAACACGCGATGCCGCACTAACTGTTGACTTCGCTTTATCTGTTGCAGTCTTAATCGCTTTTTCTGCTGTAGACTTAGATGGTCCACGGCGGTTCTCAGCACGGATAGGCTTTTCATTAGATGATGCAGGACCACTGCGTGAAGCTGTCATGGGTTTAGCAGAGGTACGCCCTTCAGCAATAACACGGCGAATGATTCGCATACCGCGATCACCAACTTCTTTACGATGTTGCTTTACAAAATCATCAACTGCTGATTGCATCTTCTGATTTTTAACTTTTGCACGATGTGCTTTTACCCAGCTTTCGACTGCTTTTTGCAGTTTCTTCTCATCTAACTTTTGTTCGCCGCGAGTTGCCATATTTATGCCCTTGGATTTTTCTTTCTCGCAGTTTTCGTGCGAGCAATGGAACGGTTTTGAGATGCTGGCTTAACAGCCAACTTGCTATTGTTTAATGGATTACCAGTTGTGTGATGGACATCTTTACCATCACCCTTCTTAACTAAACCAGCCTTAGCCATCTTCCTGCGTGCTTGCACACGAGATGATCTTGCTTGACGCTGAGCAGGCTTACTGTGGTAGTTGTCATACTCTTTACGGTAATTACGCTTAGCTACCATTTCTTACAACTCCAGTATCTAGCACTGAACTTGTCTGTTGCTGTGTCACAGTTATGACGAGCACGGAATGACTTACGCCTTTCAGGATTATCCTTTTTGATCTCCATGTTAGGATCACCAAAACGGACTATCTTAATCTGATCACCTTTCTTAGCGAGTACAGCAAACTTCTTGTTAGCACCGGGAGTACGCTTAGGCTTATTGAAACCTGCGAATGTCTCACCACGGTATTTGATCCTACCAGATGGTAATCTTTCTACGTCTTTAGTTGTCGCCATCTTCGCTCTTACTTTCTTTCCAACCTGCTTCGCGCATGTATTCTTCTACCTGTAACAAAGAAAGCTCGCAGTTGAAACGAGCTTCTAACGCCTCACGTACATAGAACACATCAGAATGCGGTATATGTATAGTATCTAATGGAGTATTTGATGCTAGGCACAGATAGACTTCTTCTATCAGTCCACTATTTGGTCTGTCCATAGTTATATTCGATTTTTTATAAATGTCAAGGAATATGACACTTGGGATGGGAGTACAGATTCTAACACAGAATTCTAACCTCTGCAAGAGGTACATATAATGTGTTACATTTATTTGTGCATTCTAAATGTTTTTTTCATTTAGTTGCTTTTTTTCATCTTCTTTGTAGGCATTTTTATGGAACATATTATATGTATGCTTCGCTTCGCTCGTAGTTATATCTAAGAGCAGAAGTTTGTCAAGTGTTATAATATAACATTGTTTCTGTTGCAGTCTAGCGACAGCGAAATGCTGTCTTTATGTATAGTGGTTTACAGTTCAAAATACTGATCTGTGTATTTCTGTGTATATACGTACG